GCGCTAACGCCGCCGTATTCAAGGCTATTGATAAGGCGACTGCCCGTTTTAACTCTCGCGCAACCATTGTTGATCTAAAGAGGGAAGCCGCATGAGTAATGTAGTAATTGATATTATTACCCAGTTTTCTGGGAAAAAGGCTTTTAAGGATGCAGATAACGCAGCCGCCAAACTATCCGCATCCGTTAAAAGATTAGGTGCAGCGTTTGGTGTAAGTCTTGGCGGGGCCGCTGTTCTTCGTTTTGCTAAAGATACTGCCAAGGCGTTTATTGAAGATGAAAAGGCAGCCTCTCGTTTAACTCAATCTGTCAAGAATCTGGGATTAGCCTACGCGGCTGATGATATTCGCAACTATGTGGATCAACTTACCCTAGCGACAGGTGTTGCAGATAGTGAATTGAGACCAGCGCTACAGGCACTTTTGCAAGTAACTGGAAGCGTTACAAAGTCACAACAATTACTTTCTGACGCAATATCAATAAGCCGTGGCAGCGGCGAAGCGCTTACTACTGTTGCAAATGATTTATCACAGGCATACGTAGGAAATCTCAAAGGATTACGCAAATACAATCTTGGTTTAACTCAGGCTGAATTAAAAGCGGCTAGTTTTGTAGATATTCAGGAACGCCTAAACTCTCTGTTTAGCGGAGCGTCAGCGGCTTACCTTAGAACTTATGCTGGCCAGATGGAATTACTTGCCAATACAGCCAATGAAGCAAAAGAAGTTATTGGTAAAGATTTAGTAAGCGCTCTCGTTTTGGTCAGTGGTCAAACAGGTGTTGAAAACCTTTCAACTCAGATGATGGATTTGGCAACCTTTACAGGCGATGCAGTTTATGGTTTAGGCGTATTGATTGACAAGATCAATAACCTTGCTGGCCTAAAGCAAATCGGTGGCATTATGGGACTTCTTGAAATGAACCCCATTACAGGCGCACCAATCGCAATTGCACAATTCTTGGCTGATCTAGGCAAGTCTGCCAAGGCTGCTAAAAATACTTTTAATTTTCCTTCAGGCGGTGGCGCGGGTACGGGTGGCACTAAAAAGATTACTGATAGACAGGCCGCCGCGGCTGAACTAGCAGCGAAAAAACGCGCCGCTGAATTGCTTAAACTTCAAAAGGCTTCACTTAAGGCAACTGCCGATGCCCTAAAACTTAAAAAGGCTGGCACACTTTTTGACGTTGAACAGGCTGGAATTATTGCAGCCCTTAAAGGTCAAGTATCCAAGGAAGATGAAACACGCCTACAACTTCAATTTGCTATTTTAACTGGCAACGTCAGTGAAGCATCAAGACTTGCTGGAGAAGTAGCCAAGGCGCAGGGTTTGACTAAAGAATTAGTTTCTTATTACTCAGGTATTCCTAATGCTAAGAATCCATTTGAGGGCTGGATTAAAACACTCACTGATGCAGAGGCAATTGCCAAGCGCATTGCGGATCAAAAACCTGTTACACCTATCACGCCTGTTACTCCACAAATTCCACAAATTCCCTCAATGGCTCCTACTGGAGTTGGACTAATTGCTGGAAGCACTCAAGTTGGTTATGGTGATTTTGGTAACGGCGGCGCAGTAGGTCAGGAAATCACTGTTATTGTAACTCTTGACAGCAAGGAATTAGTTGGGACAATTACTAAAACTCAAACTAATAATTCTTTGTCTGGAATACCAATTGGTATTCAAAGAACTCTTGGACAATTTGCGCCGTGACATTACCTGCACAAATAGCCGTTTCATTTGACTTCACCTCGGGAGCCACATTTTCATACCCCTTCACGATAGGGGACAATAAGTATGGCGTTTTAGGTACTGGCACACTAGCCTCTACAACTACTCCAGAACCAACAGTTGATTTAACTAATGACGTTTACAGCATACAAATTGACCGTGGCCGAAACGTTATGCGCGATCAATACGAGGCTGGCAGCGCAACAATTCGCGTCATGGACCCTCTATCTTACTTTTCGCCCCAAAACACAGCCTCGCCCTATTATGGATTTTTAACTCCACTTCGCAAACTTCGTGTGTCCGCAACATACAACGGTGTTGGTTATTTTCTCTTTTCAGGTTACACAATCTCCTATAATTACACTTACCCAAAAGGTCAAGAAACAGGTTTTGTAGATATTGTTTGTACGGATGCCTTTAGACTTATGCAACAGGCAGGTGTTGTAACAATCGCTTCGTCACCCGCTGGCCAATATACAGGCGAGCGTATTGCCGCAATCCTGAACCAAGTATCTTGGCCCGCTTCAATGCGCGCGTTGGACACTGGAGACACGTTATGTCAGGCTGATCCTGCCCAAAATAGAACTTCGCTTGATGCTCTGAAAAATGCTGAATTCAGCGAGCAGGGAGCATTTTATATTCGGGCAGATGGAACAGCAGTATTCTTAAGCCGCACTAATGTGATTAAAAAGTATGGCGATACACCAATTGAATTCAATCAAACCACTGGCATACCCTATTCCAATCTAGTATTTGCCTTTGATGATAAACTGATCATAAATTCCACGTCAATTACTCGTTATGGCGGCACAATTCAAACCGCTACAAATGATGCTTCAATTGCTAAATACTTTCCTCATCAGAATAATGAAACCAATCTAGTCTGCCAGACTGATGCTGATGCTCTCAATATCGCTAAGATTTACACCGCGACCCGCGCTGAAACTTCAATACGAATAGATGCAATGACGGTTGATCTTTTGGACACTAGAGTTCCAACCGCAACTGTTTTGGGGCTGGATTATTTCAGCAATCTAAAAATAACAAATGAACAGCCTGACGGTTCCACAATCGTCAAAACCCTCCAATGTCAAGGACTTTCATGGCAAATTACGCCAAACGTGATGAAATGTACCGTGACGACACTTGAGCCAATAGTAGAGGGCTACATAATCGGTTCAAGTATTTCGGGTATAATCGGCACTAACATCATGGCGTATTAGGAGATAAAATGGCAACAGGTTTTCCAGCAAGTACAGGTGACGTTTTATCCGCCGCCATGTTTAATGGTTTGGTGGCGTTTACATTGAACGCGCAGACTGGCACTACATATACAACCGTAATTGGAGATTCTTACCAAACACTTATTACTCAATCAAATGCTTCAGCAAATGCAATCAAGATTCCTACTAATGCTTCCGTGGCTCATCCAGTAGGCACAGTAATAACAGTCCTAAACATAGGCGCTGGAACTTGCACTATCTCAGCAGTTACTTCAGGCACAACAACAGTACTTTCAGCAGGTGCAACCGCAGCCAGTCCTACCCTTGCTCAGTACAAGTCAGCAGCCTGTATCAAGACTGCAACTGATACTTGGTACGTTGTGGGTGCAATAGCCTAATGCTAAACAATATCGCCGCTCTAGTTGGCGCACCTACCGCCGCTATCGGCGATTATGAGTCTATTTCAACCACAACTTTATCTACCGCTACGGCATCTATTACCTTTAGCGGTATTCCTAGTACTTACAAGCATTTACAAGTGCGAGGTATTGTAAGACCAACATCAAATAATGCTGATATGCGCCTGACTCTGAATAGTGATACAGGCTCTAATTATGCAAGGCACAGACTTATAGGTAATGGCTCAACCGTTGACGCAACAGGAACAGCATCAACCGCTTTTATTGGGTTCTTTGATGCTAACGGATTACAAACGGGAACTGCGTCAGTATTTGGCGTAGCAATAATTGATATTTTAGATTATGCAAATACATCTAAGTACAAAACTGTAAGGATTTTATCTGGCAATGATAATAATGGTTCAGGTCAAGTTGGATTAAGTTCAGGGTTATGGCAATCAACAGCGGCTACAACCACTTTAACCCTAGTTATGAGTGCTGGTAATCTTGATACTTACTCATCCTTCGCTCTGTATGGGATTAAATAATGGCTAAAACTTATGAACCAATAGCGACCACAACTCTGGGAAGCGCCAGCGCAACAGTTACATTCTCATCAATCTCAAGTTCTTACACAGACCTTATTCTAGTCGGAAATATAGTTGGACAATCAGCCACTGGTGGCTTACAGATGAGACTTAATTCAGACTCTAGTTCTAATTATAGTTACACATTTCTCAACGGTGATGGGTCTAGTGCATCTTCCAGTAGGGCAAGCAGTCAAACAGAAGCCTCTATTTCCTTTAGCAATTCAACAACAGTTCCGTCTAGTTTTATCACCCAGATTATGAATTATTCAAATACAACTACATTTAAGACATTATTAAGTAGGTCTAGTTCTAACGGGAATACGCTTGCGTACGTCAATTTATGGCGCAAAACTCCAGAAGCGGTCAATCGCATTGATATTATTACATCAGGCGGTTACACAATAAACACAGGCTCAACCTTTACCCTATACGGAATTAAGGCGGCATAATGGCTAATACTTATATCCAAATTGGCAGCACCGTAACGGTTGGAGTCTTGGGAGCGGCCAATATAGATTTTACTTCGATACCTAGCACTTACACAGATTTAGTACTAAAACTATCCTTGCGCGGTACTGACGCTGGCAACTATGTAAACAGCCGTATTACCTTTAACGGTTCTGCTACGGGTTACACTTCCAAACTTGTATATGGTCTTGGTACTGGAACACCTTCATCAATTAGTAATGCAGTAACCACGGCTGTTGATTATTCTGCTTACGGCACAGGTTCTTTAGCCACCACTTCCACGTTTGGTAGCGCTGAGATTTATATTCCAAACTACGCGGGGTCAGCCAACAAGAGTTTAAGTGTTGACCAAGTATCAGAAAATAATGCGGTTGCCGCTATTGCAGGATTAACTGCGGGCCTCTGGTCTAACACCGCTGCTATCAACCAAGTAACGATTACGCCAAGCGTGGGAACTTTAGTGCAATACTCAACAGCAAGTCTTTACGGCATCAAATCATCATAAGGAGATAAAATGGCAGACACAAAGATAATCGTTAATTGCGAGACAGGCGAAGTTACAGAATTGGAACTTACAGCCGAGGAAGTTAAGCAACGCGAGGCAGATGCTATTGCTTATGCAAAGGCTAAAGCCGATGAGGAACAAGCCGCGGCAGAAAAGGCAGAGGCTAAGGCTGCTATTGCAGAGCGCTTAGGTCTATCGGATGCTGAATTGGCTATCTTGCTGGGATGAAACCAAGATTATGCAAGGCTGGAGAAACTTTAAGGGCGGCTGTTAATGCTAATTACCCTGACAGAGACAAACGTTCCGACGGTTGGATTGCCGATGCACGTCATGTCGCGGCTGGCACTTCAGATCATATTGCTACAAATGGTATATGCCACGCCATTGATATTGACCGCGATCTCCATGGAATATCAAAACCAGACGAAATGCCTTATCTTGCAGACCAGATACGGCTTGCCGCCAAGGCAGGGGACAAGCGGATCAAGTATGTCATTTTTGCAGGAAAGATTGCCAGTTCTAAAAAAAATTGGGCTTGGCGATCTTATGAGGGCATCAATAAGCACGATCACCATTGCCACGTTTCTTTCACTGACAAAGGCGATGAAGATGGTTCACCGTTTAATATCCCGCTACTAGGAGCAAAATAATGAATATGAAGAATCCGCTGGTCCTGTCTGTTGGAGCCTTTTTGGCAGTCTGGGGTACAACCTCAAATTTTGCCCTTGATTACAGAGCAATACTTGGATCAATAGTCGCGGGCGTATTTGGATATGCCACACCTAAAAAGTGACGGCTCAAGATTATGCTGCACTTGCAGTGGCGATCGTCACGGTGCTGGGTGGCATTACTGCAATGCTTCAGTTCATGATCAAACACTATTTAGCGGAATTGAAGCCGAATAGTGGATCAAGCATGCGAGACGCAATAGAAAGATTAGAGACACGCCTTGACAAAGTGTACGAAATACTGAGTTCTAAGTCACAATAAGACAATGGCGCGCAAAAAGGTAATTGACCTTGAGGCTTATTCAATGCTGGATCAATACTGTATTGGCCTGAATGAGTATTACAAATCACTGCGCCGCGCAGGTTTCTCAGTTGAATTAGCATTGGCGATCATAACTGAACCTGCTACTTACCCTGCAACTATCTTGCCTA